TTTAGAAATCATCGTGATATAGACGTAAAGAAAAAATTGAGTAAATACCCGTTTACTTATTTTTGTATAAGAGGAAATCATGAAATGCGGGCATCCGCCTGTATAAACGAAGATCCAGCTCTTTGGACAACCGATGTAGAAACTTTTAAAGGACCAGTCTGGATTGAGAAAAGATTCCCAAATATAATATATGCAATTGACTGTCCTTGTATATATTATTTTATTGAAGGATATAAAACTCTAATCATTCCAGGTGCTTATTCTGTAGATAAATATCATAGACTCAGAAATGGTTGGAGCTGGTTCGAAGATGAACAACTAAGTCCCGCGGAAATGACACTGGGTAGAAAACTCATTGAGCTGAATCCCGCAGTTGATCTAGTTCTTTCGCACACTTGTCCATCTATCTACATTCCAACTGATTTATTCCTTCCTATGGTAGATCAATCTACAGTTGATAATACCATGGAACGTTATCTTGGAGAAATTGAATATAAATTGGATTATAAATATTGGCTCTGGGGTCATTATCATGCTTTCCGCAGATATCCAGTGGGAGAAGACGGTAGACAACGGATTATGCTTTCCGCAGGCCAAGAAATGATTTTATGGGATGATATTATTAATAATGAATGTAAAATATATTAAAAGGAGAATAAAATATGTTTGATATAATAATTCCAGAATTGCTTAGAGGTAACCAGTTATCTTTTTTTATTGATGAGAAGTGTTCACCTGTTAAATTTACTAAAGTTGAGATGCTCGCGTCCAATAAGGTAATGCGCTTTACGTTTAACACAGGTAGCGTAATTAAAACGGTTTGTAAAGAGGGCGATACTTTTTCAATCAAGACCGCTTGTTATGTTGCTCTTGCTAAATATTTGTCTTATAAATCTTTGACTCCTGAAGGTATTTCTGCTTTTGCTGAGGAACTTAGATATTATAAGCAGGCCAATAAGATTGTTGAGGCTGGTATTAAGACTTACGAGAGATCAGTCAAAGAAGCGGAGAAACGCGCTGCCGCAGAAAAAGAGGTTAAGCTGATTAAAGAACGGCAGCGCGCCAAGAAGATCCGCTATAAAGAAAGAAAAAAAGCAAAAAATGCAAAATAAATTATTTTTAATCAACCGTTAAATGTTTAACGGTTGATTTTTTTAAAAAAATTTATTATAATATATTTATCAAAAGAAAAGAAAGAAGGTACTCCACATGGTACGATTTACACGCAGAAAAGACAAATTTCCTTGTAGAATTGCGGGCGGTTGTCCCGCAGAAGACTGGATCGAAGAAGTCTCAGGCGTTCCAAATTATCATTGGAATGAAGGAGCCTGTGATAATTGCCCCTTTGAAAAGTATTTAACCCGTCTTGCGGAATATGAAGATGAAGCAGAAAATATGGAGGATGATAGAAAATGAAAATAGAAATAAACGTTTTTTATCCATGGTCTGGTGTTGAAGATGATAAGGTGACTATTGAAGTATCAGATGACATTCCTGACTGGGAAATAGATAATATATGTTTTGATTATGCGGTTGACGCTATATTTGACCGTGGTGTATCATGGGATTATAAAGAGGTAAAATAACATGCAAATGTTTTTTAAAAATGATAAATGTATTGTTGATGTATATCAATTTTTTGATAATAAAACCGCACTTATTTTTAGTCCTCGAACAGCAGGACGTCAGAATGGAAACGGTTGGATTTGTATATCTGTAAAATATCTTATCCCCTTAGAATATTATAATGAGCATAAAGACAATTATTTTATGTCTAAATCTGAAAGAAATAAAATTAAAGAAAGACTTACTCTTACCAAAGCTGAATGGACTTGTACAGATGGCGTATCTTATAACTCTTGTGATGATGCTATTAAACATGAAATGGAGGTAATGCAAAATGCTGAATAAAGATAACGTTCGTGAGCTTGCTTATGTCGTTACAATTGATGATATAACCCCTATCGAAGGATACGATAGAGTAGAACTTGCTCACGTAAGTGGATGGACTGTCGTCGTTGGAAAGGGTGAATTCCATAAAGGAGATCCCGCAATTTACTTCGAGATTGATTCCAAACTTCCTGAAGTAGAACCTTTTATTAACATGGAGTTCCTTGCTAAGAAGAAATATAAAGTTAAAACACAGCGTATGTGCAAATGCATAAGCCAGGGGCTGCTTATGTCTGCTGCAAACTTTGGGTGGGAAATACTCGTAGGACCTGTCGAAAAAGGAAAAAACGAAGTTATTGTTGATAACAAAGGAGACTCTCATTCTCCTAATGATGAATCTCGCTTCCTAACTAAACAGCTGGGTGTAACCTACAATGAGCCTGAAGATAATGCGCGGAAAGCTGCTTCCGCAGACAAATACAAAAAAATGGCTCAGCGTAATGGAAAACTATTCTCTAAACAGCCTTTTCGCTGGCTTATGAGAAGACCGTGGGGCCGCAAACTCCTCTTCGTATTCTTCGGAAAGAAAAAGGATAAAAGAGGTTGGCCTTCGTGGGTTGTGAAAACCGATGAAGAACGTGTTCAGAACATGCCATGGATTCTTAAAGATAAAAACGAATGGATTGCCACCGAGAAAATCGACGGAACTTCTACTACCTTTACCATAAAAAGAGGAAAAGGTTTTAAAAAGAACGATTTTTACATCTGTTCCCGCAATGTGGTCTTTGACAAACCCGATAAAAAATGTTTCTATGAAACAAATGTATATACTGAAATGGCTGAAAAATATCATATGGAAGAAGTCCTGACTCAGCTTCTTAAAGATTTTCCTGAGGCAGAATGGATTACTATTCAGGGAGAAACTTTTGGAAAAGGTATTCAAAAAAGAGAATATAGCCTAGAAATACACGATTTTCGAGCTTTTAATTTAATTATGTCTAATACAGGACGTTGGAACACTATTGAAATGATGAAGATCCTTGGAAAATATGGAGTTCCTTCTGTCCCTATTTTAGATGAACATTTTATTCTTCCTGATACTGTAGATGAACTTCTTAATTATGCAACAGGAAATTCTATTATTGATGAAAAAATGAGAGAAGGCGTAGTCTTCCGTTACAAAGACGGAACTAAATCCTTTAAAGCCGTAAGTAATGAATTCCTTCTCAAATACCATCAATAAATAATAAATAAGACGCTTTAAAGCGTCTTATTTTATTTTTTCAAAATTTTATGATATAATTATATTATAAAAAATAAAAATAAGAAAAGAGGTATGCCTTATGTCCAGAAAAACAAAAGATGTACGAAACTTGTTCCTTAGTAACTTTTACTGCACTTCTTGCGGATTAAAGGGTCTCCCCGCCTTTAGACAGGCAGGTAAGGAACGAGAACCTGGACATCTTAAAAAAATGTTTTGCTTAAATTGCCAGAAAGAAACTAACATGGCAGAAATCAGACCTTATGGAAAATATAATCTGGATGATTTTTGGATAGAATATCAGTACGGAAACTTTGATAAGGATGGCAATAGAAAAGAACCCTGGGGACCTTTTGTTTCAAAAATTAAATATGGAGACTTATCATGAAAAATACATTATATATTATGTGCGGCATTCCTGGATCGGGAAAAAGTACCTTTGCAAAAACATACTTTCCTAATGCTACATACGTATCAAGAGACGAAGTAAGATATAGCATGGTAGCAGAAAACGAGGAATATTTCTCAAAAGAAGATCAAGTATTTAGCGAATTTGTGAATAAAATAAATAAAGAGTTGCGGGGGTCGGCTGATGTAATCGCAGACGCAACTCACTTGAATCCTCAGTCTAGGGCTAAATTACTCTCTAGGCTAAAGATTAATAAAAATTATACCCAGGTCATTGCAGTCGTTATGCGGACGCCGCTTAATGTCTGTCTTGAACGAAATGAAACTAGACGAGGGACTAGAGCCTATGTTCCGCCCTCTGTTATCAGACGCATGTACAACTCATTTAAAATGCCAACTACTGAAGAATATCATGGCATGATTGACACTGTTCGTACTATCACACTAAGGAGGTGACAACATATGGATTTTTTTACGAGTGATCCTCACATTGGGCATGACAAAGATTTTGTTTGGCAAGCCCGCGGTTTTAATTCAATTGAAGAACATGACAGTCAGATTATTCTTAACTGGAATGAAATAGTTGCGCCAGAAGATACAGTTTATATTCTAGGCGATCTTTGTATGGGTGGAAATGAACCTGAATGGGATAGAATTTATAAAGTTCTCAATGGAACCAAAAAATTTGTTCATGGAAACCATGATACCGTTGCAAAGATTGATCGTTATGTGAATGAATATAATATGGAAGATCTTGGTCTTGCCGCTCTTTATCAGTATAGCAAGAAAAGGAAATTTTATCTTTCTCATTATCCTACTTTTGTAAATAATCATAAGGAAGAAAAATTCTTCTGGTGTCTTGCCGGCCATACGCACAGTAAAGATACGTTCCAGTTTGGAGAACACTGTGTGTATAACGTAGCTATGGATGCTCATAATTGCACACCAATTTCCATTGACACTATTCTAAAAGAAATTAAAGAATATAGGGAGGCTTTATAATGAAATTTTTATACGGAGATTATAATTTTAATACAGGTAAATCTACTGTTACTCTTGCGGATCGTTATGGTAGATATACAGGATACGCTAAACTTCATCCTGATGATAAAGACAATGAAAGTCATTATATGGGATGCAATATTGCAGAAAAACGAGCCTTAATTAAAGGTTTAAAAAATAGGCGCCGCCGCACAAAGATTAAACTTAATGCAATTGAAAATGTTACCAATGAAATACAGATGAACGTATTCCCAAAAGAAGAACATAAAGAGATTAAAAAGATCTTATACTCTAAAATCAAAGACTATTCTAAACAAATCAAACGTATTGATGAACTTATTGAAGAAGTTGAAAATAGCATTAAAGAAAGAATTTAGATGAGAGAAAAAATCCTTAATAAAGGACAAAAAAAGTAAAAACAAATACCTCCTTTTTCATAATATATATCTTGAAAAAGGAGGTATAATATTATGAATAAGAAATGGTTAAAAGCCGCTGGTATTCGTGCATTAAAAACCGTTGCTCAAACTGCTGTAGCAACTATTGGTTCCAGCGCAGTACTTTCCGCAGTAGATTGGAAAGTTGTTCTTTCCGCCTCTATTTTATCAGGAATCTTATCCTTACTTACAAGTGTGGCGGGATTGCCTGAAGTAGATAAGGACTAATACAAATAACGGGGAATTTCCCCGTTATTTTTTTTAAGGAGGTATAGATTATGTTAAAAGGTATAGATATTTCTTACTGGCAAGGTAATATAGACTTTAATCGAGTCAAACAAAGCGGAATCCAATTTATTATTCTAAGAGAAGGTTACGCCCTTGTTCCAGATAAAAAATTTTTTGAATATGTAAAACAAATTAAAGCAGTAAATATTCCAATTCATGGTGTTTATCACTTTTGTTATTCAACAAACACAACAGAAGCTCTTCAATAGGCTAAATCCTGTTTAAAGAATGTAAAAAAGGCGGGATTAAGTAAAGAAAATACTATTATATTCTTTGACTTTGAATATGATACAGTTTATAAAGCCCAAGAAAAAGGCATCAATCTGGGAAAGAATGAGTGTATTAACTTCACAAAAATTTTCTGTGATTATATTCAATCTCAAGGCTATAAGGCGGGAGTATATGCAAATTTAGATTTTTACAAGCATTATTACACTCCAGATACGTTAAAAAGATATCATTTCTGGTTAGCTGAATATAATTCTAATATAGATGCTTCTATTAATTGTTTATATAAACAATATACTTCAAGTGGCATCGTTCCAGGAATTAATAGCAAGGTTGATATGAATTATTGTTATTCTAATGACATTGTAATAATTAATGAACCAGAATCTGCAGAACATACAGTTAACGCAGAGGACGTTATTCAGGTTATGGAAAGCTGGATTGGAAAAAGCCGTTCTGCGGGAACTCATCATGATATCATTGATCTCTACAATTCTTATATTCCGCATCCAAGAACCTATATTGTAAAATATAACGATGACTATTGTGACACAACTGTCTCCGCAGCATTTATTAAATTAAACGCAGTGGAATTAATAGGTGGGCCTGAATGTGGCGTAGAAGAACATGTTAAACTTTTCCAAAAAGCAGGTATCTGGGAAGAAGATGGTACCGTTGTACCAAAACCAGGATGGATTATCGTTTATTCATGGCGCACTAATAAACAACCTAACAATAGTTATTCTGATCATATTGGTATTGTAAAACAAGTTAAAGGTAATATTATTACATGTATAGAAGGTAATATGACTGGAGGAGTGGTTGGTTATCGTGAGGTTCAAGTAGCTAATGGTAATATTAGAGGTTATGCAATTCCTAAATATGGTAAAACTATAACCCCAACATTAGCTCCTATTGAAATTCCAACAAATGAAAATAACCTTCCTCTAACCGCAACTTCAAAAACAAACTTTACAGTATCAAAGAAAATCAGTCCTAATAAAGAACCTAAGTTTGTAGGACGCGTAATTGCTGATTTATTATACGTTAGAGCATGGGCAGGAACAGAAAATGATCCTATTAGATCATGGCCTCAATTAGCGGAAACTAATTTAATTGATGTATGTGATAGTATTCAAGATTCTCAAGGAAATACATGGTATTATATAAGAATAGCAGGAAAATATTACGGCTTTTCAATGGCAAAGTATATTCAAAAAATGTAATTATAAAGGACAAATAGCATAAAACTATTTGTCCTTTATTTTTTTCTCTTTATAAATTATAACAAGTTTTTTTAAAGATGTCAAGTAAACCAACAAACACTTGTTTCTAAATAAAAAATTTTTTGACATGTGAAGATTTTTATGATATAATATTCTCAGAAATAAAATAAAAAGGAAATTTGCATAAAAAATAAAGAAGAAAGGGTGAAACAATGGCAGAAAATAAACACCTTTATAATGAAAACTCCATTGAAAGCTTAGATCCCCGTTCTTTTACTCGTTTGAAACCGGGAGTCTATGCAGGAGACACTACATATTCTACACAATTACTTGTAGAAATTCTTTCAAATGCCGTAGATGAATTTAGGCTTGGAAATGGAAATAGAATAGATATAACAATTAACAATGATATTTTTTCAGTAGAAGACCACGGACAAGGTTTTATTCCAAACTCTTTTCGAGAAGATGGAAAAACTATCCTTGAGGCAGCTTTCAGTGTATTAAACACTTCTGGCAAATATAGAGAAGATGGTACATATGAAGGAACTTCTCTTGGATCTTTCGGAATCGGTTCTAAGATAACCACATTCTTATCACATTGGTTGAAGGTTTCAACCACAAGAGATGGTTATTGTGAAAGTATTGAATTTAAAGAAGGAGTATTTAACTCAAGAGAAGTATATCCTACAAGGGCGGAATCTGGTACATATGTTCAGTGGCAGCCCTCTGAAGAATTTTTTACACATACAGAAGTTGAAAGTAAAAAAATTCATGATTTACTTAAAACTATTGTTTGCCTATGTCCTGGATTAAAGATTCATTTATTTGAACAATACGGAAATGAATTAGGTAAAGGATATATTTATGAATCCACAAGAGGATTAGATGACTTAGTAGATGATGCGGTCGCTGGTAAAGAACTCATTGATACTAGGTTCAGTATGAATTACACCGAAGACCGCGGAAAGAATAAAATGGATATGGTATTAACATATACTTCTAATTATTCTTCTACTATTGTGCCATATGTAAATGCAGGACTCACTGAAAGCGGTCAGCATATAACTCAGATTAAAACGATCATTACTCGTGAGTTTAATAAATTTTTTAAAGAAAAGAAATGGCTTAAACCTACTGATGAAAACCTTAGCGGAGATGATATTCAGGAAGGAATGTATATTGTTTTTAATCTAACTGCTCCTAATGTATCTTATGATGCTCAGGTAAAAAGCAGAATTACAAAGATTGATATGAAACCATTCACAATTGCTCTCACAGAAAATCTTGAATATTGGTTAAACAATAATGAAAAGGAAATTAAAGTAATAGCGGATAAGGCTATTAATGCTAAGAAGGCACGAGAAGCAGCTAAAAAAGCTAGAGAGCGCGCCCGCGAGCAAGGTAAGAAAAAAGAAAAAGCACTTAAATTTGACAGTAAACTTGCAGATTGCTATAGTAAAGATAGATCTCGTTGTGAGATTTATATCACAGAGGGTGATTCTGCATCTGGTAATCTTAAAACAGCACGTAATAATGAATTTCAAGCTGTAATGCCTGTACGGGGTAAAATACTTAATACTCAGAAAGCAACATTAGATAAAATTCAGAAAAATGCTGAAATCATGACTATGATTGATGCTTTTGGATTAAAAATTGATACCAAAACGATGAAGATTACCTACGATTCAAATGAATTACGATATGGTAAGATTATCATAATGAGCGATGCCGATGTAGATGGCGCCCATATTAAGAATCTTTTTTATACATTTATATGGAATTTTTGTCCGCAGCTGATTTATGACGGATATATTTATGCAGGTGTACCACCTCTTTATAAAATTACTTTACCTGGCAATAAAGGTTATAAATACTTAAAAAATGATGAGGAACTTGAGCAGTATAGAAAAACTCATACAGGTAATTATAAAGTAAACCGTATGAAGGGCTTAGGGGAAATGGATGTTGAAGAAACAGAAGAAACTTTAACAGATCCTAATAATAGAATTATTAAACAGATTACGGTAGAAGATAGCGAAGAAGCTAGTAAGATGTTTAATGATCTTATGGGAACATTAATCACCCCTAGAAAAGAGTATATTAAAGCTCATTCAAAGGAGGCAATGTATAATGCAGAATAATCGTTTGGTTGAAATGAATCAATGGGGTGATTTTATATATGTCGGTAAACACAAAAAAGGTGTTTATAAAGACTGGGGCGATTATGCTGAAGACTTAGATCTTCCAGCCATTAAAGAAATAATGAAAAAATTATATTATTTTGAAGAAAATTTGGAACGATTAAAGGAGGATTTAGAACTACATGCAAAATGATTTGAAAAAAGTAAAATTCAATATTCCATTAGAATATGTAACAGGACACCTTCGTTATGGACATAAAGAGGGTGTTTTAGAATTAACCGCAGAAGAATTTGAAAGACTCCAGAAAGATCCTGAAGCGTTTGTTTATGAAGAAGAAATTCTTCCTGACTTAGATTTAGTTATAGACGACTATAGCGTAGAAGATTATGGCGGAATTGATAGCATAGAATATGAGGTAATAGATGATGCAGAACGATTTAACTAAAGAATTAGGTACAAACTTTATAGAGTATGCCGTTGCCGTAAATACCGATAGAGCTATCCCAGATGCTAAATCAGGTCTTAAACCTGTAGCAAAACGTATTCTTTGGTCAGCATATGAGGAAGGGCGAGTTTCATCTAAGCCTCATGTAAAAGCTGCAAGAATTGTTGGTGACGTAATGGGTAAATATCATCCTCATGGAGATTCGTCTATTTACGGAGCAATGGTACGCTTATCTCAACCATGGGTTATGCGATATCCTCTTATGGATTGGCACGGTAATAATGGAAATATTGCGGGAGATGGTCCAGCCGCAGCAAGATATACCGAAGCCCGCCTTAGTAAAATATCAGAAGAAGGAATGTTGAATGGAATTAAAAAGAATAATGTAGATTTTATTCCGAATTATGATGAGACTCTTGATGAGCCTGTTACTCTCCCTGCTTCCTTTCCTAATCTTCTTTGTAATCCTAATACTGGTATCGGGGTGGCAATGGCATGTAATTGGGCCCCTCATAACCTTAATGAGGTCGCAAAAGCCATTAATGATTTTTTGGATGGGAAGCCTCCTAAATTGGATGGTCCTGATTTTCCTACGGGAGGACTTATAATTAATAAAAACGATATCCCTAAAATTATGGAAACAGGCCATGGTACTGTAAAAATTAGAGCGAGATATACAATAGAAGGAAATAAAATAATCTTTTATGAAATCCCGTATGGAGAAACAATAGAAGGACTGATTGCGGAAGTTGGCAAAGCTTGCGAAGAAAAAACAATTGAAGGAATTTCAGATATACATGATGAAAGTTCTAAGAAAATTAGAATCGTAGTTACATGCGATAGAGGTATTGATCCAAACATTATCGCTGCAAAGCTTTACGCAAAAACCAATTTTCAAACATCTTTTAGTTATAATCAGGTCGCTCTAATTGATAAAACTCCAATTGAATTAAATTTACGTGACGCAATCGCTATTTATGTAAATCATAATATTGATTGTATTATTAAAGAATGTAAATTTGATTTAAAAAAAGCTCAGGATAGATTAGAAATTGTTGAAGGGCTGTTAAAAGCACTTGAAGATATTGATAATATTATTGCATTGATCAAGTCTTCAGATAGTGCGGCCGCAGCTAAAGAGAATCTTATAACTAAGTATAATTTTACAGAGAACCAGGCTAAAGCAATTCTCGCAATGAGATTATCTTCTCTTGCAAAACTTGAAAAGGTAGAACTCAACAAAGAAGCACAAGATTTAAATAACAAAATTTTTATGCTTCATCAAATCTTAGATAGCCGAGATGAACAGATTGGTATATTAAGAGTCCGTTTACAAGGTCTTGTTAATAAATATGGGGATGCAAGAAGAACAGAATTAACTCAAATTGAAGAAACTAAAGAAGAAAAAGAGAAAATTGAAGTTATTCCCGAGGATGTTGTAGTTGTTATTTCAGGAAATGATGATATTAAACGTATCCCAAAGAAAAATTTTAAGGTACAGCATAAAAGAGGCGTTGGCGTAAAAACTTTGGATAATATTGTAAAAACCGTTATTTCAACGAATACTACAGAAAACTTAATATTATTTACTTCAACAGGAAAAATGTATCTTCTTGCTGTTGATAAAATTCCAGAGGGAACTAACGTATCTAAAGGAACTAATTTAAAAACCATTCTTCCTTTAGAATCTAATGAAACCATTCAAATTGCAACTAATTCAACTTCCAATGTAGCTAATAACGTAGTCTTCTTTACAAAAATGGGTTATATTAAGAAAACATTGTTCTCAGAATATTCTTCTATGAAGAAAACCACCGGAATACAAGCAATAAAGCTTAAAGAGAACGATTCAATCATTAACGTTACATTTATGGAAGATGAAAATGTAATATTTGTCACCAATAAAGGTATGTTAATTAGAGTTCCTACTGATGACGTAAAAGCAATAGGAAGATTAACATATGGAGTAAAGGGTATTGCTTTAAAAGATGATGATTATGTAGTGTCTGCATTTAATACTAAAGATATAAATGATGTCACTATAATCACAAAAGAAGGAAAAGGCAAGCGGATCCCGCTTAAAAATATTTCTGTCCAGAACCGCGGCGGCAAGGGTTTAAATTATATTAAACTGGATCCTTCTGATGAAGTGGCGACCGCCGTTCCCACTAATCCAGATTCATCAATTTTGATTGTAGGTAAACCCAATTCTATATGCATTCCCGCCCAGGAATTTTCTGAACAGACTAGAGCGGGAGCCGGAACAAAAATTGTAGAACGTAGTATAGTACAAACAGCGGTGAGGTTATAATTATGAAAATTATTAAAGATGGAAATCTAAGAAGATTTAATATGACGAAACGGTTTGAGTGTCCGTGGTGCGGCTGTGTATTTGAAGCAGATAAAAATGAATATAAAATACATGATGATCAGAGAGATGGACCTTGGATTGAAGTTCATTGCCCATTTTGTAAAACTAGATTAACACCAACCATTTAATAAAGGAGGGCTTACTATGGCGGCAACGTTTGAACAAAAACAGGAAATGACTACTTTAATAGAAAAACTTAATGTTGCAACTATTGCCTATGATAAAGGCCGTCCAATAATTTCTGATAAAGCATGGGATGATATGTATTTTAAACTTGCTAATTTAGAAAATAATACA